CATTGAAATCACCATTGATGGTGATGCTTTCTGAGAGAAATTGTTGAAAACTTTTCATTGATCAGCACTTCCAACGACGACGGGCTTTACAAATAGGTTTATCTGGTGTCTTAGAGCAATCAATATTATGCATATCTTGCTGACCTTTTGAACGGTCACAATAGTTTTTACGACGTTTAGCATCCTTACTGCCTGGTTTTGGATCACCAGTTACAGCAGTCTTTAGTTTAGAACCAGGATTTTCACGACGATATGCAGCTACTGCTTTAGGACTCATACCATCAGTTTTATCAGACTTATTGACTTTCTGCCAATCCTCATCAAGTTCATCTCTCCAGTTTGAAACTTCTTCTTTTTTAACTTTTACTTTCTTAGAATCTCCAGTTCTAAACTTACCGAATGGGGTTGGAAGTTCCTCACCATAATTACCAGTTTTCTTTTCAACCTTATCATTTGGATCTACATCACCATCAACATCAACATCAATTCTCTTTACTGCCTTTCCTGCAAGTGTTTTGAGATTTTTACCACTAATATTATCTTCCTTTTCTTCAAGTCTTGTTCGTGGATTGTAATATGGGTTTACATCATTACTATATCTTGGACCTCGACTGTCAAATCCTGCCTTTCTTCTCTTCTTTTCAAACTCATGTTGTTTTTTAGGAGATCTCTTTTTCTTTGGAATTTTTTTACCAGTAAATCCAATTTCAGTCTCGTCCTTTGCTTCAGTTACTTCACTTTCCTTCACACAAGAACCCTTTGCTCCAGGAACAGCACCTTTCTTTCTCTTATATCCTTTCCAGCACTTTAGTTCATCAATAGATTCAACTTCTTCTCCCATTCTTTTTGCTTTTCTTTTTGCTTTTGTTTTTGCAAGAATTCTTTGCTTAGCATCATATGCTGGTTTGTTAGGACCATCTTGTGCCATCTCACCTTCTCTTCTAGCACTCAGTCTTGCAACTAATTCTGCTGGTGCTCGTCTCTTGTCAACTTCTTCTTTTTTAAATGAAGGTAAAGAAGTTCCTGCTTTACTAGCAGCAGCACATCTTTCTCCCTCCGTAGATCCTTGTTGTGCTAATTTGCGAATTTTTTCATTCTTTTTTGCTTTTCTAACATCTGCTGATGTATGCTTAATTTCAAATGATGCCTCAGTAACTAAAGGTTCTGCTTCAATGATATCAATGAACTCATACTCCATTGCCTTGAAGTCTTCTCTCCAGTCCGAGAACTGATAATTTTCAGATACTGCTTTCTTTGTAACCTTTGCAACTTTACCTGCAGTTTCTACACCAGACTTAAATCCTTTGCCGAATTCTTGGGCACCTTTAGCACCAACTTGTGCTGCCTTAGAAATAGTTTTTCCAGTTTCTCTGGCAGCAGCCATTGCAGCTTGATGTCTCTTCATACCTGCGGTGACTTGTCTTGCAATAGCATCTAATACAGGTCTTTTCTTTGGTTGCTGCTTTTTGGCAGTCTTTATAGCGGATTTTGTAGAAGTTTTTTCTACTTTTTTTTCTGCTTTTGCTTTTTCTCTAGCATCAATTTCTGCCTTTACTTGCTCATAAGACTTGCCACCCTTTCTTCTTTTTGCTGCTCTAGCTTCAGTAAGATATTCATCTTCGGCAATATCGTATACAAACTCAACAAATGATTCTAAACCAATCTCTTCAATGAAAATTTCTATACCATCTTCATTTAAACCTTCATTAAACAGATATTCTGCAGCAGTATTTACTACCCATTCTTCACTTTTATTTCCCCAATTAGCAGCACCAACCTTACGACACTTTACAAGTGCTCCTGAGGCATATGCAGAAGGCCATACAGAATAACGAGACTTGACCTTTTTATAACAAGCATCTTTCTTTCCTTCATCAACAAGTTCACCTTCTGATTCATACCCAGACATCTGAGTAGTTGGTTTTGTTTTTTTGCTTGCCGTTCCCTTTCTAGGAACAGCACCACCGCCACCAACATAAGGTTGAACTTTTTTTGAACCATCTGGGAAGGTATAAATTCTAACTGGAGTTGATGGTCCTTGATTGCCCTCAAGATACATAACACCATCCTCAACACTTACATATCCTTCAATTATCTTACCTTCTGGCTCATATGAATTTCTCATGGGAACACCACGTAAACTCATGTTTTGATCTGCACCAGCACCACCAACACCAGTTCGTTTCATTGTTTGTCTAAGAGTATCAGAATATTTTTGAGCTCTATTAGCAGATTGATTTACAGATCGCATCAAACCCGAAGTTCCTGTTGCTCTTCCAATAGATCTAGCATCTTGTTGTGCTTGTCTCAACCTAGTATTATTTGTGGATGTAATTGCTGGTGATGATGAACTCGTATTATTTGCGGTGGAAGTAGATGTTTTTGGTGATGCTACGTAAGTCGGTGCATACTTACCTACATTTTTTATATTATAAGGTCTATTTGGTTGTAAATTAAAACGTTGTAAATCAGAATTTGATACTTGACGTTCGGGTCTTTGTGTTCCTGGTATGGGAATTCCTAAGAATTTTTGTTGTGACTTAAATGACTTGATGTTTGAATCATATTTATTATCACTATATGGTTGTAAAACTCTTCCAGTTCCGGGCAATGAAAACTCTTTAAGGTCTTCTCTCCAATCGGAATACTGATTACTTTCTTTTTGCCTTACCATTTTTGCTTTGCCTTTTCTATCGGGATTTGGATCTTCTGCACGTTTTTTAGCAGCTCTTATGTTTCTTTCATCTTTACTCATTACTGCACGATCATCAGGGTCCCGACAGAAAGGTTTTGTCTTTTGTCCAGGTTGTTTTGCACAAGGTTTTCCGTCGTACTTGCCTCCTGCTTGCACCCATCCACCACCTTTAAACCAATCACGAAGTGAATATCCAGGATCTTTAGCAGACTTACCATCAAGTTTTTCCGAAATAGATTTTTCGTCAGATGCTTCAAGGGGTTGGTCAATACCTACTTCCTCAGGATCTTTATTGCCACCAAAATATTTTGAGGTAACTCTCATCCCTTTAGAAATAGGCTTGCATTTTTTATTTGTATAGCAATAGTAATACCCTTTTTTACACCTGGACATTTTTATTTTTGATCCATATTACTATTTAGAAAACCTTGTTTTAGCATCTTTTGCAGTTCTGATGTAGATCCCACAAAAACGGCATTATTAGTCACATTATTTGTTGTTTTTTTAGTCTCATCTTCAACATCTTTAAGTTTCTTTTGAAGATCGATTAATTTATCAGTAGTGTCCGCAACACTCTTAATTAACTGTCCAGCAACCTCATATGCCCTTGGACTACCACCTTCACAAGCAACTTCCATAATTCCATTAATTGCCTCTTGACCCTTCTCTATTAAAGAATAAAGGTTTGCTCGGCTATATTCATAGTCCTTTTCGATATCTATATCTTTAGATTTTACAACTTCCGGTTTTTTTGCAGGAGGTTTTGATTCAACAATTTCACTTGTTGTATTAAGTGCTTCATCTATAGAATCATAATTCTTATTCATGGGAATTAAATATCAATTTGTCTTGTTGGACTATACTCTTTAGAATCTTGGAAGAAATTCCACTCTTCATTAAAACCAAAATTGTCTTCTGGACCAGCATCAATAGGATCTGGAGTAACTGTATATCTAACCTCTCTTTTAGCAGTTTGAGCACTAAGATTACTGGAAGAGTATGTATCAACTTGAACTTTACGAATAAGTCCTTCACTAGATCCTGCAATAGGACCAAACAAGTAAGTTTTTGCAGTAAATCTTAAAGTGTAAATAAGAGCCCTTCTAGTTTGAAAAGAACCTTCATAATCATCTTGAAATTCAATACTATCTAAAATGATTGGAACGTCTCTCTTTTCTCCAATTGAATCTACTAAATCTACAGTCAAATTAAAAGATGGTTGAAAAAATGGAAGTATTTGCTCCACAATTTGTAGAGCATCATCATTTAGTTTACTGAATATATTTAATTCAAATCCAATATTATAAGGAACTGGCATGAAAACTTTTTTTAGATTTTCACCGTCAGATGCTTTAAATGTTTGAGTAATTCCAGATTTTCTAGTGGGGTCATATTGGATGGACTTTATCTCAAAAGACATCCTTGGAAGAGTGATTGCAATAGGTTTCGTAGATTGCTCTTGCTCTTGAATCTTTGCTAGAAACTTTTGCATTGGACCATATGATAGTCCAACTTTAATATCATCGAGAATCTCACCAGAACTTTTTGAATGTCTGATGTAAATATCATTAAATAATGTTCCAAAACCAATAATAGTTTTTCTTATTATTTCGTGATAAAAATATGTTCCTAACATTAATAATCTCCAAATGGATTCGATTCAGTAAAATCTAAAATAGTATCTGCTTCTGTTTCAATTTCTAAATTCACATCAAATGAATTGTCATAACTATCAGAATCGTATGATTTTACGACGTATCTAGCAGAAGAACTAGTTCCTACAACCACTTCTCCTGCAGAGAACTTACCACTATTTAGTGATACTCTCATACTAGTTACTGGAAGAATTCCTGGTTTTGTAGAAATGACTGTTCTAAAGTCCCTAACTTTTGCAGTTGTTCCTGAAGTTTGCCCTGTTACAATTTCATTATAAATAAATGTTCCAACTCCCACAGTTGCAAAACCTGCAATGGTAACTGTAGGTGCTTCAGTATATCCAATTCCAGGATTTAGAATTCTAATATATTCAAGAGATCCTGTAGAATTAATACTTGAAGTTACTGTTGCTGTTGTTCCAATAGAAGGTCCACCAATAGTAATTTCGGGAATAGATCCATAGAATCTTCCAGGATTGGAAAGAGAAATAGAATTTACTGAGAATTCTGTTCCACCGATAGAACATGTTGCAGCTGCTCCAATTCCACCTCCACCACTAATTGTTATTTCTGGTGGAGAAGTATATCCAGATCCACCATTAGTTATTTCTATCCTATGTATTGATTTGGATTTGATACTTGCAACCGCTGTTGCTCTAGTTCCATTTAATGGTTCTGAGAAAGTAATTGTTGGTGCTGAAGTATAATTGCTTCCATCATCATTTAAGAAAATTTCTCTAATTGATCCACTAGAAATTCCTGCTACAGCAACAGCAGGAATTGTAGTTTCTGGATTGATTAAAATTAAGTTGGTGAGATATCCTTCATCCTCCACTGTATTATCAACTTCTTCTATTGTAGTATCAACAAGTTCATTTTCATATTCAAAGAGTTCACATTGCAAATCATATACATAACTTTTTCCCAATTGATAGAATGGTTTTTCTGCTTCAACTTTTTTAATTTCAAATAATCTTTCTCCTAAAGGAAAATAAATTAAATCACCCTCTTTTGGCCTAGTAATCAGATCTGCAAAATCATAATCTGTAATTTTGCCCTCTCTAATACCTGCACTAATACCTTCTAAAAATGGTGCAATAAATTCCTCATATCTTTCTCTAGATATGGTCAAATTTATTTCATTTTTTAATCTAAGACCAAATTTGGTCATAATATCACTATCTGGAGCATATCCATCATAATTATTTAAATATGCCTCAATTAAAAAACTATCATCAAATTTAGATGATTGAATTTCACGAATAATGTCGTCACTCTTAAAAATTTTTCTTGGTAGATAATATATCTCTACACCATAAATTTTTAATTGCTCATTAATTAAATCTTGTATGAGAAATTGCTCATTTGTTGATCCTTGCAGGAAAAAAGGATTTAATGACATAATTACTAACCAATAAAATCTAAAGGTGGAAGTTCATATTCTGAGGACATTTTTTGCTTAATATCTTCAAGTTCTCTTTGACCATCTTCATATAGTTGTCTACCATTAAGTTCTGTTCCTCCTGGTAATTTGACACCTTGGAATTTAATTAAGTTTTGACCCCACTGCTTTTTTATTAATGCTGTCAAATATTTTTTAATAAAACTATCATTATAAATCTTGGAAAAATCAGTAGGATCTAATGCCCGATGACAGTCAATAACAAAAAATGTATCTTTTGTTTGAGATTTCCAATCTATGTCCAAATATAATCTATTTTGTCTTTTATTAAATCTTACTTGCTTATCAGTTGTCAAAAGAAAATCAATATCCTCAAGATAAGATTTAACCATAGAATACTGTAAAAGTTCTACGGAATTGAAGTAATATAGATCATTTAAAAACAGTTGATATTTAATACTAAACATTCCGCCAGAAATGGAACTGGTATCAAATTTGAATATTTTTTCTATACCTATAACAGAATCAGGAACTTGTATATAATTAGAATTTTCATAGAAATTGAATGTAGTCGCAGCACCAACTATTGTTGATGTTCCTGTAGTTGTAGTAATTCCTACCCCATCAGTTCCACTAGCTTTTCCTCTATTAATATCATCTTCAGTAATCTTATACTTTAGATACATTCTTTCAATACCATCATAATGTCTTTCATTAAAATATTGAATAGCATCATCAACTAAATCATCGATTTGATCATCAGCAACATTAATTTCTAATACTGGTGCACCCAATCTTCTTAAACAATAATCTATTAATTCTTGTCTTGTACTTGGTTTTGCCATTAGAATTCACCCCCATCTATAACTGAAGTCCATGTAGGAATTCCAACAGAATCTGTAGTTAAAATGAAATATGTTTCAGTAACTGCATTTTCTGTACTTGCTGCTCCTATTAATTTTCCGGTATTATCAAAATATGCAATTCCATTTGGCCCATCATAATCATCTGCATCATAATAAAGACCTTCTGTAACAGAAACAAATCCAGTAACATTTACATTTGAATTTATATCTATTTCACTATTAAATGTGGAAATACCAGAAACAAATAAATTAGTAGTAGTTACTAATCCAGAAAATTTTCCGGTTCTCCATCTTTGAGAATCAGTACCAAGATCATAAGTGTCATCTGCATTTGGTACTAAATTTGATATAAATTCTCCACTAACATTAATGTCATCAGTTATAGAATCACCAATTC